ATCTAAGGAGCCCAATTTTGTCGTCTCTACTCGAACGAATTATATCTTATTATGATGCAGTTCTCGAAGTTTCTCGTAATAATCGCTTCCGAGATGTGAATAAAACAGTCATGATCGACTCGAACTTCCGAAATATCGCAAAAGAAGCTGAACGGAAAAACCCCGACCTGAGATATTCAAGTCTGCCACGAATCTGTGAACCGTTTCTTGAAGACATGGTCTTAACCACTCGAGCCCCGAAAATTCTCACTCCTGATCTTTACCCTGAATGGTTCAGAATGAGAGTTAAACAGAGAATGCCACTGCAAGATTCTGTACGCTTTGCACATGACTTGTATCGTGAAGAAATTCTCGCATTCAAGAACTGGGCGAAGACTCCTGAACTCCAAACCCTAGCTGACACTGAATTGAACTGGAACACACACTTGCGCGAAGAAACATATGCTCATTATGAGTCATATAGATACTGGGACATTGTCGTCGAGCGTTACCGCAAACGCAAATTGGACAAATCTTTCGGAAAAGTGCCGTATATCGTGAACGATCGGAAATTTTTCTTTTACGACGGTTTCATTCTTGAGCAAATTGGCGATCAAATTGTCGAAAAGAACGAAGAAGGAAGGATAATCCGACGCATTGCTCCTATACGGTATATATACACGTTCGAACAAGCGCAGATGCTCCAAGACTGTGCTCTTTCGAGATTCAACGCTTTCCTTGCAATCGACGCCGGCATGCATAATGGATCTTCAAAGACACACGCGTTATTGTCTCGACTTTTAAGATGGCAAGAAAGAATCCTTTTGAAATACGGAAATCGTGGATACGAGCTTGTGAAAGGGCCTGAATCTATCTACAAGTCATATCTAACCGAATTAACTGACGGTGACATCCTGCCAATCAGTTCGTTTGTACGAACTTGTGCAAAACTCATGAAGAAAGAAGAACAACTAAATGACAACTATGAGCATCCTCTTGTTCTCGAGCTCATCGAAATAGTCAAAGATACTGGCGACTTGTCCACCTCTGCAGAACTATTCGGATGCACGAAACTTTCGGGACACCCTTTCGTATATGCAGCTAAATCCGCAAAATCTGTGAGAGAGGAAGCATGTCCAAAAGGAAAACTTGATCTTGTTTCCATTCAACAATATCATAATCATTTCAAGTTTCTTGTGTTGCAGCGATACTTGACGAAAAACAAGACTTGGCCAGAATTTGTGAGCAAGTGCGAACCAAAAAAGAACACTAAATTGTACTCCTTGTGGCAAAAAGATATACTCTATCTGCCAGCTAAGAGCTTTCCTTTGACGGATCTTATCGATGTGGAGTTCAAAAAATTCATGGAATTCGATTATTCGCCCGATTATCTCGACATGATAGACGATAAAGCGATTTGTCCCGGCGCACAACACGCAAGTGGGTTCTGGTATGGGGGGAACTCATCAGCATATAGACGACTTCTCGAGTCATTGATTAAAAGAAGGGATGTCGACACACACGATATTGTTGAACGCATGCGCCGCGGAAAATTTGACATCAATCAGCGTATCGTCGAGCTGACACAAAAAGAACGCGAATTCAAAACCTCAGCGAGATGTTTCGCAAAACTCGAATTCGAAGTCCGGCTATTCTTCGTATTAACAGAAGCCAACCTGAAACGTTTCATGGGTGGCGAGAACGGAGATGACGGATACCTCCCACAGCAAACCATGACCATGTCGAACACGAAGTTACGTAAACGTCTCTATGATTTAACAGCAAATAAAGCAAGAAATAACACCTGTCTCGTCGAGGTTGATTTTTCCAGGTGGAATTTAAGATGGCGAGCTG